ATGCGCGTCAAACTCAACACCGAATTTGTGCGGCGGTTACCGACCGCGAACGTCGATATCTACGACACGAAGTATCCAGGCCTCGTGCTGCGCTGCCGCGCCTCCGGCACGCATACGTACCGCGTCAGCTACGGCCGCGGCAAGTGGGTCACGCTGGGGCGGGCGGATACGTTGACGCCGGACGAGGCCCGCGCGAAGGCGCGCGACGAGCTCGTGAAAATCGACAAGGGCCACGACCCGAAAGCCGCGCGCCAGTCCGCGAAGAACGACATCACCTTCTCAGCATTCCTCGAGGACCATTACGAGCCGTGGGCGCTCGAGGCTCTCAAGCGCGGGAAGGAGACCGTACTGCGGTTCCGCGCAGTGTTCGCGGAGCTGCTGCCGGAGAAGTTGTCGGCGTTGACCGCCTGGCGCGTGGAGAAGTGGCGGACTGAGCGACTGAAGCAGGTGAAGCGCCCGAAGCTGGCGACGGTCAACAGCCACATCACCATGTTGAAGGCGGCGCTCGCGAAAGCCGTGGCCTGGGAACTGCTCACGACACATCCGCTGACGAAGGTGAAAGCGTTGAAGACCGATAAGACGGGACGCATCCGGTATCTCTCGCCGGCCGAAGAGCAGCGGCTGCGCGCGGCGCTCACGGCTCGAGACGAGGCCCGCCGGCAGCGGCGCGAGCAGGCGAACGCCTGGCGCCGCGAACGTGGCTACCAGGAATGGCCGGTCGAGAACCCGGACCATCTCACGCCCATCGTGCTGCTGGCGCTCAACACGGGCTTACGCAAAGGCGAGATCTTCAATCTCCGATGGGCCGACCTCGACTGGACGCTCATGCAGCTCACCGTCCAGGGCGAGAGTGAAGAGAAGCTCGAAGGCTCGAAGACCAAGCAAACCCGATACGTGCCGCTGAACCAGGAAGCGTTGGACACGCTGAAGGCGTGGCGCACGGCCATGCCGCACGACGGCTATGTGTTTCCCGGCGATGACGGCGAGCGGCTCATTGACATCAAGAAAGCCTGGGCGCCCGTCGTCAAGGCGGCGAAGCTCGCGAACTTCACCTTTCACGATTTGCGGCACACGTTCGCGTCGAAGCTGGTGATGGCTGGCGTCGACCTGAACACAGTGCGCGAGCTGCTCGGGCATTCCGACATCAAGATGACGCTCCGCTACGCGCACCTGGCGCCGGAGCACAAGGCGGCCGCGGTCGCCCGGCTGGTGAGGGCCTGATGGGCCGCGAATCGCGACGCGCCAAGCCGCCGAAGGCCCTCGACAACGAAGGCGACAAGGCCCGTCTCCTCGAGGGCGGCTGGTATGGGCTCGAGCGCCTGCAAGGCGACCTGCGGATGATTGAGCAAGTCCTCGCCTGGCAGCACGGCCGCGACCTGCCGCGCCTCTTCGAGCAGTCGTTCACCATTGCCGACAACCTGGCGCTGTCCGCCCTCCGCCCCCTGTCCGACGCCGCCGCGCAGGAGGCCTTCGCCATCATCTGGCGCCCGCCCACGGCCGCCGAACTGGCGGCCATCGAGCAGACCCTCGAGGCGATGGGGCTGCAGTACCTCTGGCCGTTCGGGCCCTGGGCGGCGCGCACCTTCGTGACCAGCATCATCCCGACGTTCGTCCACAACATGTGCCTGCCAGACCAGTACGTCGCGCTGAAGGTCGAATACCTCGGCCCAGAGCTCCACAAGCGCGGCTATATCCCCCGCGACAAGGGCTCCGCCAAGCTCAAGCGGGATAGTGGGTATTGGTATCGGGCGCGCATCAAGGAGCCCAAGGATTCCCTGCGGGCGCTCAATCGCGAATATCTCCAAAGCGTGAATCGCCACGATTCGAGCCGTTCTCGCGTCGAAGAGTGCATCGAACAGTTCGAATCGCTGCTCCGGCGCGTCGGTGTGCCTGCCGACCCGGCCGACCCAAACAAAACAGGGCCTCCCCCCGCGTAAAAAATTTCTGCACCCTAGGGGGGTGACACCTCCAACCTCGACACCCCCACACACCCTCAGTTGCGCCGACGCGGCGAAATACATCGGCTTGAGCGTCTGGTGGCTGAAGAACGCGCGGCGCACCGGCCGCGGTCCGGCCTACCTCCGCATCGACCGCGCGATTCGCTACCGGCTGCGCGACCTCGACGCCTGGCTCGAGAAGCACGTCGTCAAGACCCGCGAGAGTGCCTGATGAGCGGGAATACGCACATCGAACCGCCTGGCACCAGTGACCGCTACCAGACCATCGTCTCAATGCTGTCGCGCATCCTGCGCGACCTCGACGAGCTCAAAACCGACGTCGACGATATCGACCGGACGCTCAAACCCTACGGCGACGGCACCCGGATCCGGAAGCCGCGCCGATGAAGCCCTTCGTCTACGCGCACCCGGACGCGTGGTATCGCCAGGAAGCCGAAGCGATCGCCCGTGAAGCCCGGCAGGCAGCGAAGCCGAACGGGCGCGGCCCTCGGCCCTCGAAAAATACTGCCTCGCCTATAGGGGATGGAGTTGAGGCAGAAACGCTTCGCTTCCGCACCGCCGCTGAGCTCGCCCGCGACGCCCCGCCCGCACTGCCCTGGATTGTGCCCGGGTTCCTGGCGCCCGGCGTCGTCACCGAGCTCGATGGGAAGCTGAAGGCGAGCGGGAAAACCACCTTCGTCAGCCACATGGTCAAGGCCGCCTTAGCCGGCGCGCCCTTCCTCGGTTCCCCGACCCGCCCGACCGGCGTCCTCTGGCTGACCGAAGAACGGCACACGTCCTTCCTCGAGACGCTGAAGCGGGCCGGCCTAGCCGACGCCACGAACCTCCATCTCTTGCTCTGGCACGACGTGAAGGCCCGCCGGTGGCCCGCCGTCGTCGCCGAGGCCGTCCGGTACGCGCAGCAGATGCATGTCGGCATCCTCATCGTCGATACCATCAGCCAGTTTGCCGGCCTCCGCGGTGACAGCGAGAACAACAGCGGCGATGCCCTGGCCGCCGCCGAACCGCTGCAGCTCGCCGCCGCCCAAGGGCTGGCGGTCGTGGCCGTCCGGCATGAACGCAAGGGTGGCGGCGACGTGGGCGAATCCGGCCGAGGGAGTTCCGCCTTTTCCGGCGCCGTCGATATCGTCGTGAGTCTGCGCCGCGCCGAAGGGCACACGAAACCCACGGTGCGCGTGCTGCACACTCTCAGCCGCTTCACCGAAACACCCGAGACGTTGGTCATCGACCTGACCGAGACCGGCTACGTGGCCTTGGGGAGCCAGGGGACCGTCGCCATCCTCGAAGCCGAACGCGCCATCCTCGAGCTGCTGCCAGAGACCCCGGAGGGGGCGCTCCCGGTCAAGGACCTCTGCGCCGGCCCGCCGCGGCTGACCCGCAGTGTGGCGCAGAAGGCCCTCAAGAGCCTGACCGAGGCGGGCCTGGTCACCGTCACTGGAACTGGGACACGAGGAGACGCTTACTGCTATTCCAGAGCAGTAAACGTTTCTGCCTCAACTCAGACATCTAAGAGAGGCAGAAAGGCAGAAACCCCGAAAAGCCTTACGGCCGAGGTGCAGGACCGCGGCGACGACCTGTATCAGAAGGGCTGGCAGTAATGCAGACCCCCCTGCATCGCTGCTCGAGCTGTCAGCGCCTGGTCGCCGGCCGCTGTCCGCATTGTGTCAAGACCCGCGACCGCGCCCGGCCGAACGCCGCGCAGCGCGGGTACCTCTCGCCCCGCTGGCGGGCACTGCGGGCGTTTCACCTCAAGCACCATCCGCTGTGCGCCGCCTGTTGGCGGCGCGGCGGCCGGACCACCCTCGCGACCTGCGTCGACCACATCGTCCCGCATCAAGGACCGGACACGCCGTTGTTCTGGGACCGAACCAATCTGCAATCGCTCTGTGCGTCGTGTCACAGCCGAAAGACGGCGACGCAGGATTCCACATTTGCGAGACAACGTTGAAAGGAGATGACGTGATGTCTAAGAGTCGATTGATTGAAGTACGACGAGTCACGCACGAAACAGACTGGGCGAGCGACGTCTGCATCGTCTGTAGAGACCTCCACTATTTGAATCCATCAACCTGGTTGACGCCGGCGACAACGTACAGCGAAGCCTACGTTGACGGCGAGGGCACAGGCTTTCTGGTCTGTGACGATTGTTTGACGATGCCCAGCGAGGAACTGGACAAGAAGGTGCGCGCCTTCTTCGATGAAACAGATGTGCAAACCCCCGGGGAATTCGAACTCACGGCCGGAAATCCCTAGCCGAACCGCGCCGCAGGGCTTTTCTCGGATATGCAGTTAGATGGCGAAAAAGCAGCACCGTAATCGAGCCCGCTTAGCGACCGAGCTGAAGGCGCGGCGCGGCACGGTGCAGCCCTGTCGGCTCCCGAAGACGCGGAAAAATAGTGGAACTTCCACTATTTCCGCCAGTGCGCCCCGGGACTACCTGGCCATCGCCCGCGGCTACGCCGAAGACGTCCTCCACGGCAGGATTCCCGCGTGTCAGCTCGTGCGCCAGGCGATTCAGCGCCAGGAGCGCGACCGCCGGCGGGCGGCGAATGATGCTGACCAAATTGGTCAGCATTGGCCGTATGCCTGGAGCGAGCTGCACGCCGCGGCGGTCTGCACGTTCGTCGAACAGTTGCCGCATGTCGAGGGCAAGTGGAGCACGCCGACGTTGACGCTGCAGCCGTGGCAGGTGTGGCTGCTGACGACCCTCTTTGGCTGGCGCCGGCGGGACGACCAGACGCGGCGCCGTTTCACTGATTTCTACTTCGAAGTCGCGCGGAAGAACGGGAAGTCCATTCTCGCCTCGGCCATCATGCTGTATTGCTTTCTCGAGGAAGGCGAGAACGGTCCGCAGATCAAAATCGCCGCGACGACCAGGTCGCAGACCGATGCGGTGTTCCTGGTCGCGAAGAAGATGGTGATGCGGCTGCCGTGGCTGCGCGAGCGCTACGGCCTCGAGGTGTTCGCGAACGCCATCACCTGCGCGGTGAACTCGGGCAGCTTCCAGCCGATTAACAGCAAGAGCTCGAGCCAGGATGGGTTGAACCCGCACGCCTATACCATCGACGAGCTCCACGCGCACAAGGACCGCGGCCTGTTCGACGTGTTGTATTCCGCGCGCGGCTCGCGCTTCAATCCGCTGTCACTGTCGATTACGACCGCCGGCTACAACATGCTGGGCGTCGCGTTCGAACAACGGTCGTTCCTGGCGAAGGTGCTGCAGGAAGTGTTCGACGCGGACACGTTCTTCGGCATCATCTACACGCTGGACGAGGGCGACGACTGGACGGATGAAGCGACCTGGCGCAAGGCGAATCCCGGCCTCGGCATCACGCCGCACCTCGAGGAAATGCGGGCCTATGCCAAGAAGGCGCAGCACTCCGACGAGAGCGCCGGCGAATTCAAGACCAAGCGGCTGAACATCTGGCTGTCGAGCGCCGCGAGCTGGCTGTCGATGGACGCCTGGAACAAGTGCGCCGACCTATCGCTGACGAGCGATAGGTTCGCCGGCGCCAGCATCGTCGTCGGCTGCGACCTCGCGGAGCGAGACGACCTCACCGCGGTCGTCGCGGTGCTCGAACAGGACGGCCTCCTCTATGCCTTCCCGAAGTTCTTCCTGCCGCTCGAGGTCGTCGAGGAGCGCAGCCGCGCGATTCCCGCGTATCGCACCTGGGCCTCGAGCGGCGTGTTGCAGACGACGGACGGGCCGATGACGGACCTGCCAACGGTCGAGGCCTACATCCGCGCGCTGGCGGCGCGCTTTTCGGTGCGCCAGGTCGTCATCGAACAGTTCGGCGGCCAGTATCTCGCCGCGACGCTGCAGGCCTCGGGGATTCCAACGCTACTGCAAGGCAAGACCGCGAAGTACTACACGCCGCCGGCGCGCGAGCTCGAGGCGCGCCTCACCCACGGGCGGTTCCGCCACGATGGGAACAGCTGCCTGACGTGGATGGCGTCGAATGTCTGCGTGACCCGCGGCGTCGATGGTTCGTTGTTACCGAAGAAACAAACCGCGAATTCGCCGAACAAGATTGACGGCATCGACGCGCTGCTCCTGGCGCTCGGCGAGCACCTGGCGACGCCGGCGCCGGCGCCGTATGCCCCGAACCTCTGGTTCCTGGAGGGCTGAATGTTGTGCGTAGGCATGACGGAGAACGAGTGGAACGACGCGGCCGCCCGATTCGGCCTCTCGCCGGAGGACGCGGCCGACTACCGGGAAGCCTTTCAAGACGTCGAACGGCTCGGCGCCGAACGGTTCATCGACCTGGTGTTCGACGAGGCGGTCGCGGCGCTCGTGGCCGCGCGGGGCGGCGCCCCGCCGGATGCCGCGACGGTGCGGCGCTGCCAGGTGCGGAAGACCGTGGTGGTCGAACTGGTCGGCGGCCAGGACGCGATTCGGCACCACTGTCGCCAGCAGGCGCTTGCGGCCTTCGACGGGCCGACGCACTAGGAGGCGTGACCAGCGTCACGAATATTCTTGGCCAAGTTTATTTTCAGAGGCGGAAATCATGGCCCTGGAGTTCTCGCGCATCGTCATCACCACGCCGCTCGTCAGTCTCGAGACGGCGAAGCAACACCTGCGGATTACCGGCACGGACCACGATGCCGACATCCAGCAGAAATTGACCGCGAGTCAGGACCGCATCGTCACGTACCTCGGCGCCGCGGCCGATGCGACGTGGACGGAGGCCACCGTTCCGACGCCGGTCGCCGAGGCGATTCTGAAACAACTGGCCGAGTTCTTCCGCTTCCGGGGCGATGACTACGTCGGCAACGAGCCCGGGGCGCCCACGGTCGAGAGCTGGGCCACGATTGAACGCTTGCTGTCGATGTATCGCGACCCGACGCTCGCGTAGTGTTCGATTCGGGCGGTTTCTGAGTATTGCTACCACGGTAGCAATTCCGAAAAACCGCACGTTACGGCCGATGGTTCCCCGAGCCAGCCGATAGGTCTCTGCCGGTCACCGGCCGGGAGACTGCGACAGGAATCATCCTTCGCTTATGAGCGAAGGAGCGTAGGTGACCAGCATGGAGATTCAAGATTTCATCAAGACCACGACGACGGTTCCCCTCTCTGAGCTCACGGCGATCGCGAGCACGCGCGGCGCCTGGGGCGATGATGTCCTCGCGGCGTTCGCCAGCCAGGTGCAGCTCCGGAGCACGGCGGCACAAACGGTGCTCGACACCGCGACCCAGGCGAACCGCGACACCTTGCTCGCCAGCGAGCAGCGCAGCTACGACAGCGCCATCCGGGAACGCGATGCGATTCTCGGGCTGCAGCGCGCCGTCGAACAGCGGACCGAGGCGCGGGCCTTCGTGCCCCCGACGCAGAGCGGCCGCTCCGAACCCGGACCCATGGGTCCGATTTCCTCGCCAGTGCTCAAGCTCGAACAGCGCGCCGCGGCCTGGCTGCAGCAGCGCGGGCAGTACAGCTACCAGGGGGAGACCGGCGCCGAGACGATGCGCCTGGGCGCGCTCGTCGCCGCGCACGTCACCGGCAACCGCTCCCATCTCACCGACCTCGAGCGCCGCGCCCTCAGTGAAGGCACCGACAGCGCCGGCGGCTTCACCGTGCCGGAAATCGTCGGGTCGCGCTTCATCGACCGCGTGCGCGATGCGCTGGTGGTGATGCGGGCCGGCGCGCAGACCGTGCCGATGTCGAGCGACACGCTGCACCTGGCGCGCGTCGCCCAGCCCGGGATTTTCCTGCCGGGGGCGCCGACGGTGAACGCGGCCGTTGGGGGCTGGAAGCTGGAAAACGACCCCATCGACGAAGCGGAGCTCGTGCTCGAGCGCGTCACCTTCACGGCGCACACGTTGCCGCTGCTGCTCAAGATGTCGGTCGAGTTGTTCGAAGACTCGACCAACATCAGCGAGATCGTGGAACGCGAGATGGCGCAATCGACGGCGCTCGAGTTGGACCGCGTCGCGCTCGTCGGCTCTGGCACGCCGCCCGAACCGCGCGGCATTAAGAACACGACGGGCGTGCTGACCGGCACCTGGCCGGCGACGCCGGCCGACTGGGACTGGCTGATTGACGCCGCGGCGCAGCTGTGGGCGGTCAACGAAGACCCGAACGCGCTGATTACCAACACCGCGCTCTACGTCAGCCTGGCGAAGTTCAAGGACGACGGCGGGCAGCCGCTCACTAAAGCCGGGGCGCTCGACGGTATCCGCCTGTTCCGCACCGCCGCGGCCGGAACGAACGCGTTTCTCGGCGACTTCACGCAGCTGCTGATCGGGATGCGGACCTCGTTCCGGATCGAAACCTCGCGCGAGGGCGCCGGCGCCTTCGAGCGGCTGCAGGTCGCGGTGCGTTCGTATATCCGCGCGGATGTGCAGGTCGCGCGGCCGAAGGCGTTCAACGTCCTGAGCGCCGGCGCGTAGTCCACGCAAAACGAAAGGTTTACGTTACGTAACGTAAACCTAACGTTTTGCGCCACATACCACTCGAAAGGCGGCGCGTGATGGCCTGGTGGTCGCGATTCTTCGAACGGCGCGCGTGGCGGCTCTCTGAGCTCATGTCCTGGAGTGACATGGGCCTCACCGAGCCGACCGCGGCGGGCGTGGCCATCACGCCGCAGCTCGCGGCCAGCGTGCCGGCGGTCTTCAGTTGCCTCCAGGTGCTCAGCCAGGACGTCGCGCGCACGCCCATCAAGTTCCGGGAGCAGGTCGCCCCGGAGACGTTCGTCGATGCCCTCGACCATCCGCTCTACGAGCTCCTGCACGACCTGCCGAATCCGGAGATGACGAGTTACCAGTTCAAAGCCAAGCTGATGGGCCAGCTGCTCGTCTACGGCGTCGCCTATGCCGAAATCGCCCGCATCGATGGGCGCATCGTGAGCCTGTGGCCGCTCGCCTCGGACGCGATGCGGGTCGACCGGACGGAGAGCGGCCGGAAACGCTGGACGTACTACGCCAACGGGAAGGAGTACGTCTGGCTGTTCGACGCGTCGATGCCGCCGATTCTCGAGCTCGTCTCCGAATCGCCGATTCAGCGCTGCCGGAACCTGATTGGCACGGCGCTGGCGCTCGAGACCTATGTGGGGAAGTTCTTCGCCAACGGCGCCAAGCCGGCCGGCATCCTGACGGCGCCGAATCCGGTGGACCAATCGACCGCCACGCGCATCAAGGAGTACTGGGCGAGCAACTACGGCGGCTCGAGCAACGCCGGCAAGACGCCGCTCCTCGACTCCGGCCTGACCTATACGCCCATCAGCAGCACCAACGAACACGCGCAGCTGAACGAAATGCTCCGCGCCGTCAACGAGCAGATTGCGGGCTGCTTCCGCGTGCCGACCTGGAAGATTGGCGACCTGACCAAGACCACCTACAGCAACATGGAAGCCGGCGAGACCAGCTACGTGGTCTCCACCCTCGACCCGTATTTCCAGCTGTTCGAGGAAGCGATTCAAAGAGATTTGTTAACCACGCGCCAGTTTGGCCGCTACAGCGTCCAATTTGACCGCCAGGCGCTGATTCGGAGCGACCTGAAGTCCCTGCATGACTCGCTGGCGACCGGCCTCAATACGGGCTTCTATTCGGTCAACGATGTCCGGAAGCGCCTCGGGCTGAATCCGATTGCTGATGGCGATGCGTATTTCCGCAATTCCGCGCTCGTGAAACTCGATGACTCCCAGGAGGCGCCTCGTGTCGCCTAACCAAAACCGCGTCGCCGACGCGGATTTAGAACATCGCAGCTGCCTCGAGCTCCGCGCCGAGGCCTCGAAAATTGTCGGCTATGCCGTCGTCTTCGACGTGCGCTCGCGCGACCTGGGCGGCTTCGTCGAAGTCGTCCGACCGCAGGCCTGCGCGCAGCTCGGCGACGTCGTCGCCTTATTCAATCACGACAGCAACCAGGTCTTAGGCCGGACGCCGGCGACGCTGCAGCTCCGCACGGATAGCCGCGGCCTGGCGTTCACGCTCGACCCGGCGCCGACTCAGGCCGGCCGCGATGCCCTGGCGCTCGTCTCCCGCGGCGACGTCACCGGCGCCAGCTTCGGCTTCCGCACGAAGAAAGACCAGTGGCGGAAGGATGACGGCGTGATGATTCGCGAGCTGCTCGACATCGAGCTCGCGGAGATTTCGCTCACCGCGTTTCCGGCGTATCCGACCGATGTCAGCATCGCACAGCGGTCGCTCCTGAAGGCCTCTCGAGACATTCAGCATTGGCTACAGCGCATCGACTGGCTGCGGCTGCAGGCGAGGGCGCGATGACGCCGGATGATGACCTCGAGCTCCTGGTGCTGGAGCGGGCGAAAGCCCTCATCGGTCCCATTCAGGAAGTGATGGAGCACGCCGTGCAACTCCTCGAGCGGCTGACCGACCGCGTCGAAGTGTTGGAGCTGGAGGTGCTCCATCGCCAACGCACCCCCAATACACCCCCAGGCGGAAACACCGGCGTCCCTTAA